AGGAGTCGCGCGACGATATGGAGGCCGTGAAGGCGGCTAATCCGGCGTCGTGGCAGACGATCGAGGCTTTGGAGCGCCGGCGTAGTTCCCCGTCGATGACGGCGTGGCAGTGGGCGCGGTTCGCGTGCGGGGTTTGGTTGCAGGGCGAGGACACGGCGATCGGCCCGGTGGAGTGGGCGGGGTGCGCGTCGGACGACTCACCGCCCGAGGGGTTGGTGTGGCGGCTGGGTTTGGACGTGGGTTGGAAGGAGGACACGACTGCTGTCGTGCCTCACGCCCTCGCGGACGACGGGACGGTTTGGTTGGGCGCCCCTCGGGTGCTGGTTCCGCCGGCTCAGCGTGGCGTCGCGCTCCGTAAGCGTGAGGTCTTGGACGCGGTCCAGGCGCTCGCGGAGCAGTACGGCGCGGACGTGGTTGTCCTCGACCCGGAGAATGACGGCGAGGTTGTCGCGCAGGACCTGGAGGACGAGCTCGGCCTCGATGTGGTCGCGCATTCCCAGAAGCCGGCACCGATGGCGCAGGCAGCGGAGCGGTTTTACGCGGCGGTCCGGGAGGGCAAGCTGCGTCACCCGCGGGACGACACCTTGACGCGGCACGTGCTGAACGCGCACCGCAAGGCGACTGATGATGGGCGGTGGCGTTTCGTGAAGGAGAACAAGCAGTCGAAGAAGGTGATTGACGCGCTGATCGCGGCGGCGATGGTTCATAACATCGCGGTCGAGGAGTCTGCGGGCGCGTGGGAGCCGATGGCCGCATGGGTGTGAAAGACAGCCTCGTCCGCTGGTGGAATCCGCAGGCCGTCGAGGAGCGCGCTGACCTTCCGATCAGCCTGGATGACTGGGCGAACATGTTCCAGTTCGGCGGTGTCCCGTACATGGTTCAGGGCGGCACGCCCGGCCAGAACGGGGAGCGGATCGAATCGTCGTTCCAGGGGTACGTCAGCGGGGCGTACAAGGCGAACGGCGTGGTGTTCGCGTGCATGAAGGCGCGGATGTCGGTGTTCTCGGAGGCGAGGATGCAGTTCCGTCGCGTCACGAACGGCCGGCCGGGGGACCTGTTCGGGACGGCCGATCTCGGGATTCTGGAGCGGCCGTGGCCGGGCGCGACGACCGGGGATCTGATGACCCGGGCGCTGGTGGATGTCGACCTCGCAGGCAACTTTTACGCGTGCCGGCGGGGGAATGAGATCAAGCGGCTCCGCCCGGATTGGGTGACGATCATCACCGGGTCACGGACGGGGATGGAGATCGACACGGAACTGCTCGGGTACATGTACCAGCCGGCGGGACCGTACTCCGGGGAGGACCCGGTGTTCCTGCTTCCGGAGCAGGTCGCGCATTTCGTGGATCAGCCGGACCCTGTCGCTCGTTACCGCGGCATGTCGTGGTTGACGCCGATCGTGGACGAGCTTGTCGCGGATAAGGCGGCGACCGCGCATAAACGCAACTTCTTCGAGAACGGCGCGAAGCTCGGGTACGTGGTGACGCTCGACAAGGATGTTGTGAAGAACGTCGACCAGTTCACGCAGTGGGTCGACAAGTTCAAGCAGGGGCATGAGGGCGCGTGGAACGCGTACAAGACCCTGTTCTTGGCGGGCGGCGCGGACGTGAAGGTCGTCGGCGCGAACCTTCAGGAGCTTGATTTCTCGAACGTCCAGGCCGGCGGCGAGCTCCGGGTGTGCGCCGCGGCTGGTGCGGGGCTGAATCTGATCATTGGGTTGGGTGGCCCGCCGACGTACGCGAATTTCGCGCAGGCGCGCAGGGCGTTCGCTGACGTGACGATCCGTCCGTTGTGGCGGAAGTTCGTTGGCAGCATGGCCCGGATCGTCAACGTCCCGTCCGGCGCTGATCTTTGGTATGACGATCGGGATATCCCGTTCTTGCAGGAGGATCAGCAGGACGCGGCGACGATCCAGCAGACGCAGGCGATCACGATCCGCGAACTGATCAACAGCGGGTACGAGCCCGGGTCGGTCGTGAAGGCCGTCATGGCTGGGGATTTCAGTTTGCTGTCGCATTCGGGCCTCGTTTCGGTCCAGTTGCAGCCGCCGGGCACTACCGCACCGTCGCCCGCGTCATCTAACGGGGCCGCTCCCGCGGCCCTTCTCAACGGCAACCCCTAAGGAGGGTCCCGTGAGTGAGCAGACCTACCCTCCGCGGGAGGGTATTCGCGCGTACGCGCTCGGGGCCGTTGAGTACAGGGCGGCTGAGGGTGACGGCGCCCCGACGCTGTTCGGTCATTTCGCTCGATTCAACGAGTGGACTGAGATCAACAGCCGTTACGAGGGTCATTTCATGGAGCGGTTCGCTCCCGGCGCGTTCAAGAAGACGCTCGGTGAGCAGCGCTCGAAGCTGCGTGTCCTGTTCCAGCACGGCCAGGACCCGGAGATCGGTGACAAGCCGATCGCCGCGATCGAGGATGTCCGCGAGGATGACGAGGGCGCGTATTACGAGGCCCGGTTGTTCGATGGTCTCCCGCCGCTCGTGGTCGACGGATTGCGTGCCGGCCAGTACGGCGCGAGCCACCGGTTCAGGATGATGCGCGAGACCCGCGATCAGCGCCCGGAGCCGTCCGAGTTCAACCCGAACGGCATCGAGGAGCGGACCGTGACCGAGGCCCGCCTGTTCGAGTTCGGGCCGGTGACGTTCCCCGCGTATGAGGGCGCTACCGCCGGCGTCCGCAGCCTCACCGACGATCTTGTCGCAAGCCTTATCCGCAACAACCCCGACCGTCTGAACGAGATCCGAGAGATGCTCGATCAGGCTGTCGAGATCCGGGCCGAGGAGCCCGACCACGCACCCTCCGAAAGTGACGCCGAGCCCGAGGAGGCTCACCTCACCGACGAGCGCCGCGAGACCACGCCGCCCAGCAAGCGGCACATCTACGGCCAACGCCGGAAGGAGAAGCCATCATGGCTGCTCGGACCATCGAGGAGCACGAGGCGGAGCTAACTGAGCTCCGGTCCCGCGCGACCGAACTTCACCAGCAGTACCCGGACGGATTCCCGGAGGACATGCGCGCCGAGTGGGACGAGGTCAACGAGGCGATCGACGCCAAGGATGACCTGATCGGCGAGCTTCGCGCCCGCGAGGATCGCGTCCGGTCGTTCAGCGTCGAGCCGAAGAACGTTGAGCGCGGCGCTCACTTCAACGTGCAGCGCGAGCAGTCCCGGGACATCTGGGATGTCGCGTCGACCCGCGGCCAGTCCCGCAGTGACGAGGAGTTCGGGCGGATGCTCGCCGACGACGCGAAGCGCGCCGTTGACGGGTTCCACTTCCCGAACGAGGATGCGCGCCGCGAGGACTGCCAGGGGCAGATCGAGCGTCTCCAGCACAAGTTCGGTGAGGGTCAGCGCGGCCAGGAGTTCAACCGGCACGTCCTGACGACCGGCTCGCCGCAGTACCGTCGCGCGTTCGCGAAGGCGATCAGCGGGGCTCTGCTGACGACGGAGGAGCAGCGGTCACTTTCGCTGACGTCCGGCTCGGGCGGGTACGCGGTCCCGGTCACCCTGGACCCGACGATCATCCCGACCAGCAACGGCGCGGTGAACCCGTGGCGGCAGATCAGCCGCGTCGAGCAGATCACCGGCTCGAACACGTGGAACGGCGTGTCCGCGGGTGCCGTGGTCGCTTCGCGCGACACGGAGAACCAGGAGGTCTCCGACGACGCTCCGACGCTCGTCCAGCCGACCGCTACGGTCACGAAGGCGCAGGCGTTCATCCCGTTCTCGATTGAGGTGTCGCAGGACTGGGGCTCACTTGAGTCCGAGATGGCGCGTCTGATCCAGGACTCGAAGGACGTGGAGGAGGCGACCGCGTTCGCTACGGGCGCCGGTACCGGCGTGAACCCGCAGGGCGTCCTCGTGGGCGCTACGGGCACCGTCGCGGCCGGTACGGCAGCGTTCACGGTGGCGCACGCGTACGCGCTGCTGGAGGCGCTCCCGCCGCGGTTCCGTCCGAACGGTACGTTCGTGGCGAACCTGTCGCAGTTCAACCGCATCCGTCAGCTGGATACGGCCGGCGGCGCGAACCTGTGGACGGAGAACCTGACGGTCGGTGTCGGCAACGACGCGACGGGCCGGACGGGGTACAACTTCCTCGGCAAGCCCGCGTACGAGTCATCCGTGATGGATTCCGTCCTGACGGCCGGGTCGAAGCTGATGATCTTCGGCGACTTCCGGTACTTCCTGATCGTGGACCGGATCGGCATG